TATGTTCCAATCAGGATTTGTTGGAATCCAAGTATGGCGGCAACGATATCCCCCTCTAACTATAAAAGGGTCTCCAGAACTTTTGCCTTTCCAAGAGTCAGAGTTCCAAATATCCCGAATTTCTGTTTCGGTTAGTGTTCTTCCTACCATATTTCTGCAAAAACGTCTAGAGTCACGGACTAAAGTGCCAGTATAGGTAAAATGTTTCAATCCACTCTCTTTTGCTTTTTTTACTGTAAACTGTCCATGAAACTGCATGACTGAGTCATGTGCTATTTGACCAGCATATTTTCTTAGATTTTCTCCAGCCCTGTCAGCGGCATACTGTGTTTGTAGTTTTGTAACTGCATTTTGAACAGCGGTTTCTTGTGACTCAATAAATTTGTTTTCATTAATAAAATCAACTAACTCGTTAATTTCTGCTTGATTTGATTGTTGATACACTCCGTTAATATGTGATCTTATGTTTCTTTCAACCTCTGAAAAAGGTCTGCCAACTATTGCGCTTTGGTAAACCTCGTCATTTATTACTTTTAAAAATCTTTCTGCTATATCCTCAAAACCACTAAATGACTGGTATTTTAAAGCTGTAACAGTTTGTAAATCTATTTCTGTTAAGTTTTTAAATTTTGCGGGTATAGGCATTTTGCCAAATGTATCTAAAACCTCTTTTGCTATTTTATTGTAATCTTCATTAATAATTAAATCTGCCTCCTCAAGAAATACATTTTCTATAATTGATCTAAGTTGGGGTTGTAATTCTATGGCAAGTTTTGTTGTCAGTGTTGTGCCAGCAACAGTAGTTTTTCTTACTGAATCAACAATATCGTTCTCTAAAGTATAAAGAACATTTATTAGTCTTTCTTCGTGCTGATCTGCAAGTTTGTCTAATATTTTTGACATTAATTAAAGAGGGAAATTTTTTTTCCATGCTCTTATTGACCAAAATGCAGGCGATAGAGATTTTTGACCTTTTACTTGTCTCAATACTCCACCCATTCTAGCTAAAAATGATCTTTGACGAGCTGGTATATTTTTTTTAATTGACATATTTGGGTCACCGAATCTGACTTTTTTTACATTTTTAGTTTTTTTATCTCTTACATAAACTGCAAATTTTTTTCTTTGGTTAGGTGTTCTAAAAGGTTTGTTAAGTTTTACTGTACGTCCTTGATATTTTGCCATTATCTTTTTCTTTTTTTCTTTGCTTTTCTTGCTACTGACAAGGCTATCGCTGTCGCTTGTTTTCTAGATTTGCCAGATCGCATTTCTGTTCTTATATTTTTGTTGATTGTTTTTCTACTATAACCCTTTATTAAAGGCATTATTTTTTTCTTCTTTTTTTTCTCAAATCTAAATCATGTTTTCTTGAACCCCTTAAAAAGGAATTCACACGTCCCATACTCCACGCAGCCATCGGAACTCTTCGACTACCAGCTGACAGAAAAGCACCTTGTCCTCTACGATAGACCTTAACTAATGTTGCATAAGTATATCTTTTAGATGCTTTTGCTTTTCTTCTCAGAGTCGCTTTAGTTGCAGCAGAAAGTGGTTTTCTAAATTTACTAGCCATTATGATTTAGTCCTACTTCTTAATAAACCTCTAGGTATAAAACCACCTGATTTATAAATTGATGAAACTCTTTTTATCAGACTTGCTCGTCTTGTTCTTTTACTACCTTTGAGACCTGATAAATATTTTTTTGGTAATCCTGAGTCCTTATCTTTTGGTACTCTTCTAAGTCGTTTCTTCTTCTTCTTCGCCATTTGGAGTTTGACCCTCAATTTCAGTTGTTGTGAATTGTCCTCTAACAGTTCTGGTATTATCAATTTCATCATTAATAGTTTTGATCATTTCATTATCGTCTATTACTGCTTCAGCTATTTGTTTATCTAATTCTTTATTAAATGTCTCTGATTTTATTCCACTGGCTTTTGCCATTTGTAAGAACTGAAGATCATTAGCCCAATCCCTCACATCAAATGTATCAGGATAATCTACTGACCCGTCCCATTTTTGATCTTGCCATTTAGCGTACAAGTCCCAGATTTGTTCTTCGGCATTTTCTAAATAATCTGCTTTTTCACTAAGTTTTGCATTTAAAAGCTGAAATTCAGTCTGAAGAGCAATTCCACTAGATATTTGGTTTCCTGAAGTTCCTCTTACTGAACCCATGTGCGTTATTCTATCAATGGCGTCAATTTTGTTTTGAATACATTTCATAATACCATCTAAGTTTTGTCCACTAGGTTGAATAATATAAGGTTTCAAATCAGCTTGCATATCTTCTGGTATTTCTATGATTGAACCAGCGCCAGCACTAGCCTCAACATTTGGAGTTTTAACAAGACTTGGGTGGTTTGCTAATCTGATTAATTGTTCTTTTTCAGAGTAATCGTTGTAAATAGACTGTTGTAAAAAAGCAACATCAGCTAGATCACTAATACCTATTGGTCTTTTAGCGCCTTTTAGATTGTAAACATTAATACAAGGAATAACTCCGATAGCATTTGGAATTTGGTCAACTATTTTTACATCGCCCTCTGCATATTCTTTTTCATAATCCTCTATTTCGTAAGTAACAATTTCTTCTTCAGTAAACATTTTTACGATTGCTCTATCGTTGTTTATATCTTCAACAACCATCAACATATCTAAATAAAATCTACCACTTGGAGCTCTTTTATAATTCCAATTAACAATATTTTCTGGCGTGTAGATTGACATATAAGGTCTTATATCTTGCTGCAACTCTTCAGCTCTAGTTCTTAAATTTGATTGTGGTTTATCAATAACAACCCAACAGTTCCCATAGATGCTGGCATTCATTTGCACTTCTCTCATCATTGTGTTGAATGATCTTCCGTCTAAATCTGCATCATTTATAAATGCTTCTAGCTGTTGGTCTCCATCTAAAGAACCATAATCTCTAGTCGGTGGTACTCTCCATAAAAAACTTGTGTAGATTTGGACAACATTTTTGCAGTGATTGTCAACTGGCGTATGTCTAATTCTTTGGTCGTATTCCTCTGGAGTTTCTAAAATATATCTATGTAAGTAATAACCATTTTTATAATCATTTCCCCCTAAATAACTGCGAATATAAAACTCCCAATTTTGAATATTTGCGTGCCACAAGGGATGCTTACTTGTTAAAAATTTTCTGTCCATCAACTCCACCTTTGAAGAGGGTTAGGTTTAAAATCCCGTCTTACTGGAAAATTATACTCAACCATGTAACCTAACGCATCATTAAAATGGTCAAAACCAGAGTCTTTGTCAGGTACACTTGTTCCCTCTTTGTATATCTGTCTTTCTATCGACTTAATAACATTTTTGCAAGATTTTAAAACATATAAACTATTTATACCTTTCGCATTTTTGAATTTTGAATTTACTGAATTTATTCTATCTCTAATAAATGGTGCTTTGTTTCTTACTCTTACATCGAAGCCTGCGTTTTTTAGTAATGCTAAATCAGTCATACCACCAGCTGATGTTTTTCTAGCTTTAGAACTGGGATCAGGATAAGAAATAATTTTTTTGTTTGGATATCTATTTTTAATCTCGTCTATCATTTCATTTGTATTTGATGACCAAATTTGAATCTCGTCAATAACGTATATCTTATCATTTTCTATTATAGAAACAACTGCTGCCATAGGCGAAATATTAAAATCCTGTCCTATGTGTACTGTACTATAACTGTGTTTGTAACTGTCAATAATATTTTTATTTCTATCAAAATTATAATAAATAATTCCAGCATAATTTACAAAGGTTGCTAAATACTCTTGTTGAAAAGTTCTTTCATCTAAATCATTTTTTGCTTGTTCTATTTCTGACTCTGAAACCTGACCGCCCTCTAGTGTAGTATATTTAAAACTCTGCCATTCTGGGTCTCTTTTGCTGTAAAGGTCATAGGCGAAATTGAATCCTTTTGGACTTGAACAGAATAAAGCAGAACCAAGCGTATCTGATAATGTCGGTCTTAAAACTTCATACCATGCCTGAGGTTTTATGTCAGCGAATTCATCGAGAACAATAAAGTTAAGTCCCACGCCTCTTAAGCTTTGATCGTTGTCTGCTCCTTTAAGACTAATCAATGTGTTGTTTTTCAGCAACAGTGATAAATCAGACTCATTTATTCTTTTGACCCATCTATGTCTAAGCATCATTTCTTTAAGCATATCCCAGCAAATAGTTTTACTTTGTCTATAACTAGGGGACACATACCAAACCCTTTGATTTGGAAATCTAGCAAACTTGGCCATTTCTTGTATAGCTAAAAATGTTTTACCAAACCTACGACCAGATATTAGAACTCTGAACCTTTTATTACAATTTATTACAGCCCGTTGAGGGTCAGTAAGTGGCATTAAATCTGATCTCCCCAACTGTGCCAGCCTTTTACTTTTTGTCTAGCAAACAGTTCTACTCTTGGTAAATCTCCACATAACTCAACAATATGATCTCTTATAATATCTGGTTTCTTACTATGCTCTTCTCTTTTACTAATTACTAATTGTTTTACAGATTTAGATATTCTTTTTGGTTTACCTTTAGTTGCTAATAAACACTGTTCAGGATTACATCTTGTCCAATATCCCATGCCAGTGAAATAACCATCAGATTTTGTGTTTTGTTTTACCCATGTAAAAGCCACTGTCTTAAACGTGAACCCCCATTCTTCAATGACCCTAAAAGCCTCTGGCAACATCGAATCAATAGCCCAAAGAAATAGAGTACAATTATCGTCAGAAATATCAGAAATAGGTAAGTTACAAATATCGTTAATACTAAGGGTATTATAATGCCTAATAGCAGATCGTTGCTGTCCTTTTTCTGAATACGTTTTAAATGACCAAGCTGGGTCTGCATATATTATTTGTGCTTTTACATTTGGGAAAGGTATCACTCAACTGACCATGCCAAAGGTTGGTCATCTTCTGTAATGATATTTTCTGACTGACCTAAGATTTGTTTGCCTAACCATATCTGCATAACAACATTACCCTTTTCTGCACTCTTCCACTGAAACTGTCTAAGTCTCAATTTCATTTCAGCTCTACCTTTTGTCAGAAAATCCGAATAACTCTTCTCAATAAGGTCTGCGCTGCAACCAAAGAAATCAGCTATCTCTTTATTAGTACACCCTAATTTTGCTAATTTTTTGACTTGTTCATTGTCAATATTGTATTTTTTTGGTCTTGCCATAATCCTCTTACCCTATGAGTTAGGTAAGTTTTTTTTAACAGATAATCGACAGAAAATAAAGTTTTTAAATTCTTTACTCCTGCCGATAATAATTTTTAGTTTACTACTATAGTTTCTACATATTTATCAAATGTATCTAAACCAAAGAACTCTATAGATTTTTCTTGATCGTGAAAAAAGAAAAAACTTAAATGTCTTTGACCATCAGTTTTACCCTGATCTACTATAAATCCATAAGTATCTTCAGGCATATAATATTCTTGAATTCCTTGTTCAGTTTTACTGTCCCAAAAAACTATATTTTCGTTTGGTTCTGTATCTTGTTTTAGTTTAGCTAATATCATAATAACCTCGTTGTTTATTGTTTATAAATACATACTAAATTGACTATCTCTGTTTTAGTGAAATGTTTTTGTTTTTTTTTCACTAAGAATTTACTTAGATTTATTGATCTATAAAATTTAAAATATGGGCTATGACATCTATTGTCCAACCATCACCAAGTAAATCACCAGCTTTTTTTACATCTAAAATACTTGTATAATTTTCTGGTACTGTTTGTAATCTTTCCATTTCTTTTTGATTAAATGGTCTAATACTTTCCATAGATAAATCTTCTTTTTCGAACACTATAGTTATCATGCCAGTTGTTTTGTATCTATTTAGTAGATATTCTTTGTTTTTATTACGTTGCCCAGTGTCAGTAAGTAAACACCTTGATTTTGGTTTATCTGTATATCCACTTGTTAAAATATCTTGAAGAAATAAATTTTTATCTTTGGGTTGTGGAATGTCACAATATCTAAAACCAAATAAATCTCTATATTCCCTACCAATATTAGTCCAATAAAGTCGATCTCTGTATTGAGCTGAAACAGTGCTACTGTTTATTCTTACTGGATATGTGTCCATTAATCTGCTTAAATATTCATAATCTGCTGCTGGCATTACTACATTTTCTAATATAAAATACTTTGGGTTACACTCTTTAAACAGTCTATAAAATTCAAAGAATAAACTACTTTTTTGACCATCTAACCCGTCTCTGGTTTTGTTTCCTCTACTAAAATCCTGACAAGGGCTACCAGCCAATATTAAATCAATCTGTGGTAAATCTTCTGATTTTACTTCTTTTATATTACCTAATTGAATAGTGTTTGGGTAATTATGTTGCGTAACCTCTATTGCGTGTTTTTTTATTTCAGAAGCAAAATAATTATCATATTTTATACCACATCTATTAAGTGCAATTTGTCCACAGCTCATGCCATCAAAAAGACTTAAAACATTCATTTATATTCATTACCCATGTCTAAATCATTTATGGCCTGTTCTTTTGTTAAAAAACCTTTTCTGATACCCATATCAATAACATCTTTATTTTTTGCAGCATAATCTTTAATAAAGCTAGTTACTTTGTTATTTTTAATTGCATCAGTAAAAATTTTAACTCTGTCCTCATCTTTAGTTATAGTGATACCAAAATTATATTCTTTTTTAGGAACGACATCTAAATATTTCTTTGCTGATAGCCAGAATGCTGGTTGTTTGGCAAACTTTTTGTCCTCAATAGAATCATAATAATCATTATATAACTTAGCTAAATCATCATATTTATGTTTCCAATCTTCATCAATTTTTAAGAAATTCTTATGTGCAGTTCCTTTACTGACTTTGTTTTTTATTTTTGACCAAAAGTAAGTAAAATATCTTTCATCTTTACTTAAAGAATTAACATCTTTTTTAGTAGATGTATTGGTAGAGGTAGAGGTAGAGGTAGGGGGGTTATCGCTAGGTTTTTTTGGCCTGCCACCCAATTTACCATTAACTTTGGATGCGTCTATTCTCTTACGAATATAAAGGTATTCCTGTAATTGTCGTTCATTCTGGTAATGATCGTCCATTTCTACAAAAAACTCTTTTAAAATCTTTTCACATGAAATTTTTTCGCTTTCAGTATAACAACCAGCTATTCTTTTTACTGTATTAATATTTTTTGGTAAACCTATGCAACGTTTGTTCCAGTTCCAACAAAGAAGAGTTATATATACTCCTCTTTCTTCATTACTTAAATGTGATGTGCCTGCTATAAAATCTTCTGTAAATAAATACCATGCTTTTAGTTTTTCTTTAGGTTTCGAGTTCTCGTCTATAAACATTGTTACCCCCATTTCTAAACTGTTTATAAATTTTGTAAGTGAGCTCATCTACTTTGTCGTCAAATTCTTCTTGAGAATAAGATTTAAAAATAAATTCGTCAGTTACCTTTGTAATTGCTTTTTGTTGTGCTTTCAACCATAAACCTATAAATTCGTCTTGGTTTTTCAAATCTGTTGGTAAATAAATTTTTGTTTTTTTAGATATTTCTACGACTAACGACATTTTAATTTTGAGGGTGGGAGAAAAAAGCAATAGAGCAAACCCACCCCCGAATCGGTAATTAAAATGGGTTAATTACCTAGTTCTGATAGCTACAATGCCTTGCTAAGAAAAGAACTTATTTGATTATTAGTCAAAAATCGTTGCAATTCAAGGGTTTTTTTGTGTAAAATAATTATATACAAAACCTAAAAAATTTAGTAGGTTATCTCAAAAATTAATAATAATAATAAGGAGAATACAATGCCTAAACTAAACAGACTTTTTAAGAAGATACAAAAGTTTGATGTTATCGAAAATGATAGCATCATACATCTTTTTAAAATTACGCATCTTGATAATTCTACTGCTGTCTATGATAACGATGGTAATTTAGTTATGAAGAGTACACTTAAACCAGCTAAGATTAAGGAAAAAAAATGAATATTAATAATTGGAATTACCTAAAAACTTTTAAAGATAGTATTGATAACTATGAAATTATAAAAGTTAAACCTAAACACAATTCGTGGGTTTTTGATAATGGAATGATTAAAATTGCAAATGATTTTAAATTTGTTTTTAAAATAAAATATATTCCTACAAATTATGTTTTTTTTGATTCTTGGACTAATAAAAATAGGGTTGTAGAGGTAGTAAAAGAACAAGTTAAAAGACCTAAAGGTTATAAAACTGATTATATATTTAAGGAGGTTAAGTAATGATCTTTTCTGATAATAAATATGTATTTTGGAGACTTGCCTGTGATGAATTGTCTGTCAAACGAAAATTAGTTAATGATTTAGAAATTAAATATAAAAGGAACCTTATTCAGGTTCCTTGTTATGAACCAGAATTACTTTTCATGGATTTTAATACTAAGAAAAAAGCTTTAGATCATTGTAAAAAATTAATTGAACAAGGTTTTTATGAGAAAAAAGAACAATTTTCTCATTTTGGCAGATTTTGTAAATCAAAACGATTATTTAAATATAAAAACTTACGTATTGAAAAGTGGATAAGATATAAAATTCAACCCGATCAAAGTCTGCCTCCAGCAAGAGGACAGAAAAAAATAGGAGAGTTTAATTATGTCTAGTGCAACAGAAACTAATAGGAAAAAAAAAGAAAAAGCAAAAAGTTTATTTCCTTATGGAATAGAACATAGAGAGGTTATTGGTTATTCCACTGAAGATGGAAAAAGATATCCTTTGTATTCAGTAAAAAGAATTTTACCTAAAAAGAGAACTTCTAATAAATTTTTTTTTAAGGTAATAACAATTTTACTTTTACTATGTGTTGCTATACTCACATACGGGTGTAGCAGCACACCAATAGTTGATAGTAGAGGTAAAAGTTCTGCAAATGTAGACGGAACAGCTGAGCGCTACCATGACGACTATTACACTTGTAAATCTTTAGTTGAAGATAATACCAATGGTTTTGTAGATAAATCTAAAGTATTATATAATGGTTTGCGTTGGAGGGTGTTATGGCTTTCACCTAAATTAGATACTAGACAAGATTTAATTAATAATTGTTTAGAGGGTAGAGGTTATAATGTCATTAACAAATAATAATAATAGGAGGTACTACAATGTCTAATATTATAAATAACATCTTTGACAATTCAGAAGATGGTAAACCAAACTATGCGATTGATCTAGTCGATGGAACAAGATTATATCTTAGGGGTCAGGTCTTAAATCCATTACCTAAGTCTGGTGATGCGATTGACTATACTGTCATTAATGTAAAAACATCTGACAAAGGCAATCAATATACTAATGTTAAAAATGTTAGTATTGCTCACAATCATACACTAGATGATGATTTGCCGACTGACAATTATCAACCACAACAACAAACAAGAACAATGCCTGTATCCAATGGTATGAATAAAAACGATACTCAGAGAATGGACATTTTTGTAACTGGTGTTGTTGGTCGATCAATGGGTAGTGGTCATTTTAGTGTTGGAGATATTAACGATTTGACAAAAAATGCAGTAAGAGCGTTTAATGACAATCTCAAAAATATCTAAAAACTATCGTAAAATATTTTACGATTATTGGGGGTTATCTGTTGTAGATACCCCCCAGTGTTGGGGTTGTTATCAACGACCAGCTGTTGAAATCCATCATTTAAAATCAAGAGGCTTTGGTGGCAGTAAAAAAAATTCTTACAATGTACCAACCAACTTGTTTCCAGTTTGTCGTCAGTGTCATACGATGGCACATAGTAACAAAGCATTGAATGAAGAATTTAAAAAACAATTAGATCAAAAAATAGCCGATAAGGAGTTTGAAAAAAATGAGTGATATTTATTCACTAGATTTCAATCCAAGTATTCTTTCAACTAAAGAAGATGAATTGGGTTTAGAGTTTTCAGATAATGATACAGCAGTTGAATTGATGAAAAAAGAAGAGAAAATGATTATTGCTGAATTAACGCTAGAACATAGTAAAAAAAGTAGTTATAAGAATTCAACAGAATTAAATGGTCTCATTTATTCTGATGATAAATATAAGCAGTGGTTTAATATATTTGGGCCAACGCTTAAACAAAGGAATCGTTCTAAGATTAGATACGAAACCTTTAAGGCTTTTCGTAACGACCTCAGAACTAAAGTCGTGAACGAAAGGGAATTGGCAAAAAACTTATAGAAAGGAGTTTATATGAGCCAGAATACACAAATACTAAATTACCTATTATCAGGTAAAAAACTAACCCCAATAACAGCACTAAATAAATTTGGTTGTTTTAGATTGAGTGCAAGGATTCTTGATCTAAGAAAAGAGGGACATAACATTACTACTGAAAATGTTACTCGTAAAGGTAAGACTTTTGCAGAATATTCACTGGAGGTCAAATGAGTAAAACAGGAGCTTGGGTTTTAAATATGCAAGAAGATGCAGCAAATCTAACTAAGGAAGAATTTATTAAAAAACATGGCGAGCATAATCTTGATTTATGGACAGAAGTTCACGAAGAGTTAGGCGATCTTGAAGAAATGCAATCAAAACTTAAAGAAATGCAAACAAAGTTTGATGATGTTGTTTCAAGAATGAATAAAACTTTAGCAGGAAAGATTCTTAAAAATGATTGAGCATTTTAAAAAATTTGATGAGGGCAGTAAAAGTTTATTGCCCTTATCTTTTAGTCATATAAATGAATTTGCATTTCAGAGAGATCGTTGGGCTTTAAGGCGTATCTTTGGGTACGAGTTCCCATCATCAGCTGCAGCAGAACGGGGCAAGGCTGTAGAGTCTGGTCTTAATATGTGGCTTAATGGTATGGATAAGCAAGATGCAATAGATAAAATGTTTGATGAGTACCATGCAAACTGTGAACTATTTGATGACGATAAAGTTGTAGATGAGGAATATAATCTCATTCCTTTATTTGAGCAAGGTGTCGATAAGTTTAGAGAATATGGTTTCAAATGGAATCTATTAGGCTATCAAAAGAAAGTAGAATTAGATATTAGTGGAATACCTTTAATTGGATATACTGACTTTCATTTTGAAGATAAGCAAACAAAAGAGGATTTTTACATTGATCTTAAAACGACCAAACGTAAACCTACAGGCTTATCTATGTCTCATGCGATGCAACAATCTATTTATCATAGAGGAACAAATGCAAATCAAAAACTTTGGTATCTAATAGCAAATAAAACTGGTGCTAAGTTTGAAATGATGAATCTTATTGATTATGACCAACCGATGAAAGTATGTGAGCATATCATATCTGTTATGGGTAAGTATCTTAAATCAGTAAATTCTAAGGAAGATGTCAAAAATAGTATTATTCCTAATCCTGATGATTGGATTTGGCGTGATACAGCCGTCTTAGATGCTAGAAAAGAGGTTTGGGGTTACTAATCAACAATCCTATGTTCGGTAAGCAGTAATATCGTTAGATTAAATGACAAAAAGACCTTGTTGATTAGTTTACTCATAAATTGGTCTAAATTTAATCGTTTACTGCAATTTAAGTATTTTGGGTGGTTAGGTACGTTTTACTCTTAAAAGTCTCTGTACGGCTCTTAAATTGCGATTTTGACGTGCTTTTAGAGTTTGCTTGGTTTTTCTTTTACGATTTATGGGTCTTTTGTTAATTAACTCAGAAATCAATGTTGATGTTGTAATACCGCTCATTTCCCAGTAGTCCTCATAGCTACTCGGTGGGCTTGAGAAAATGTAAGTTTCCTCCTACCACCCATAAGTCGAGCCATCGACCTCATGTGTTTTAGACTGTGATGTCTTGCATGAGATCGCATGGTTTTTTGTTGTCTTGGTGTTAGGTCTTTTATAATATTTTTTATAGACGCTACCTTGACCATTATTTCTTTTTCTTCTTTTTCTTTTTTGGTTTTTTAGGTTTCATAGGTTTTGATCTCATAGAGCTCATTCTACCCGAACCGTATCCTACTCCTCTAGGCATATTATTTCCCCTTTTTCTGTTTCTTTAAAATTGCCATCTGCAACGCTTTAGGCAACTTTTTTTGTTTATTAGTTAGACCAACTGTTTTCTTTTTCTTTTTAGCCATAACTTAATGCAACACATAATTGTGAATACCAACCACTAATATAATTGCTATTACTATTTGCACCCAAGATTTCAACTCAGTAAATGCGTGCCACCATTTAGTAATTTTCTGTTCTACAAATTTTCTAGCCATTAATTACTCCTTTCATTTGTCGGTGTTTATTTTTTTTAATTTTTCGAAACTGCGAATCCCAGACATTCCGAGAAGAGCCATTACGAGGGGCATTAAAGTACCCATATCCATCTGTGGAATATTTTGCACTTGGTACTGAAACAACCCACAAATAAATAATATAAATTTACTTAACACATATTCCCAAAATATAGCAAGAGCGCAGCTGAATCCAATCAGAGGGCGCCATGCACGTTGTAGAAAACCACTCAGACCAGTTGCTTGACTTTGTGCGTCTGCCAAGTTAATAGACATCTGTTTTTCTTTTAGTTTTGACTCTATCTCAGCAAATCTTACTTTTAATTGTTCTTTTTCTTCTTCACTGGTATGTAAATCATCAATAACTCCAGCGACAGTTTTTAAAGCACCACCACCTAACAATTTTCCTAAAACCATTTTTTAAGTCTCCTCTATGATTTTTGCAAGCGGTTCATATCTTGATGTCAAAGTTCTGTATAGTTTAGAATCTCTCAACTCTGCTGCCATACCTTGCCAGTCACCCTCTTGCATCTTTGATCTCATGTTCTTGAACATGAAAAGTCGTGGCTCTCCTATATTGTAAGCTGTCTCTATAATTATTTCTTTAATATGTTCAGGAACTTCACAAGAACCAATATATCTTTCTGCTGCGTTTAAATAGACTGTAAAATCTTTTTCAAACTGTTCTTCTAATACCTCTGTTGAGTAATCAACATTTGGTTGATATGGATCACCATCTACGCATTTGTGGCCGTAACCAATCGTCATGAAATCTTCCTGTATGTCTTGGCCGTCAGCACCTTTGTATTTTAAAAAGTAACCTCTATTTGAAAAACCCTCTGATTCTTTTATTTTCTTTTTTACTGTTTCGTACATTAGCCCACCATTCTAAGCACCCAAGCAATAAACTGGGTAGTTACCATAAAACCAATAGTCCACAATACATAATTTAATCTTTGTACCGCTTTCTGTAAGTGGTGGATATGATTCGTCTCTAACAATTCGATCTTATTGTAAATATTTACAATATGCTCTTTTGTAGTCTTTGGTGCTATTTTATTCATAACTTAAACTCTAATCCTAAAACCATACCATAATTACCAGATATTTCATAGGTTGGTGCAATAAAAAAATTATCTTTTTTATATCTAATCATAGGTAAAATTTTTCCACCTGAATATCCTGTTACAAGTCCATATTCAATATTTTTATATTTTTTGCCAGCAAACAAACTATAATCGTATTCACTGTTATAAAAAACTCCATAAATATTATTAGTTTGTGTGCATCTAATTTGTGGGTGTACTGAGTTATAATTATTTTCTAATCCAATGTGCAAGGACAAAGCAAACAAAAAACTTATGCAAGTCATTACATTTTACTCATAATTTCTCATAATTACTAATAGATTTAATTTTTATTTATTATTAGTAATATTTTGTTTATTTTCAATTATATTTCTTTTTCAGTAAGAAGTATGGACTAAATTATTCATTATCCTTTTAGGGGGTTTAAAAAGCCCCCTTTTTATTTTAACTGACTTAAAGGGTTCTCTAATGCGTTTCTTATTTGCTTTTCAGTCTTTTCCTCTAAGTCTAGCATATCCTCTTTGATCTCATTTATAGCGTCTTTTAAGTCTTTTGCATTTTCTCGACTATCTTCTTTGACCCTAGTTTCTACATCTTCAACAATAGTCTCAATTCTACGAACATCTGCTTTTAAATCGTTTTTAAGTTCTTTTGCTACATCAGCTACTAAAGCAACCTCTTCAAGAATAATTGATATTTCTGATTGCAACATATTAAACTCAGTATCTAAAACCTCTAGTTTCTTATCAAAACCTGATAAATCTGGGCTTACAAAACTCTCTATTTTTGCTTCCATATCAAGATATCGTTGGTATGCCTCAAACCCACCCCATAATACACCGATAAAACTAGAAAAAATCGTGATTATGAGAAAAACCCTACCGCCCTTAAATTTTACGCCACCTATGTCGATTTCTGTTTGTTGTTTTGACATTAATTATACTGATCCTCTATCATTTCATTCATTAATCCATCACTACCAATAAATAAAAAATACCCAGCTAAATCATTATCAGAAATTACGGCATCTGGCAAAGTGTAGTCTGTAAAGAACTCAGCCCTGTCATTTAATTCTTGTTGGCTCTCAAAAAATGATTTAGTGTTACCTAATACTTGCATTACTACAAGGGTTTTTATTTGACTGGTCTCATCATATCTTTTTTTGTCATCAATCTTTTTCAAAACTTTTTTTGCAGCTTTTTCTTTAGATGATTGTTTATTCTCTACTTTCTTGGTTTTTTCGTTTTTCTTTGTCTCTGTTGATTGCGATTCTTTCTTTTCTTCTTCTTGTTTTTCAACTACTTTGGTTTTTTCTTCTTTGGATTCCTCGTCTGGTTGCTTCTCTTGTTTTTCCGTTGATTCCTCTGAGGTTTGTTCGTTTGTTTCTTCCACATCGTTCTCGACTTGGTTATTTTCTGTTTGGTCTGTTTCTTCTGTTGGTTCTGTTTGCTCTTTTATTTCTGGTTGAGTTTCAACAGTTTCCTCTATCTCTACTTCTAAATCCATTTCTAACTCCATTTCAATCTCAGCCTCTACATCTACCACAGTAACCTCAACTGTTTCTGGCTCAGGTAAATCTAAACTTGCTACTTGGATTTCTTCAATCTCTATTTCAACAATCTCAATCTCAACCGATTCGTAGTTTATTTCTTCTACCTCAATAGGTTCAAAATCAAAACCTACGTCAGTTTCTATTGGTGTATTTGACTCAAATATATCTTCTACAACATCAATGACTTCTTCGGGCGCATCTGTATTTAAAGCAACAAACATTTCTACGCTTGTTATGCTTTGCTCTACTATGGTATTCACCACATTGTAAAGCACCTCCACAGAAACATCATCGAACATTACGCCCACTGCCATGTTAATATCACGCCCACCCACCTCTATAATGACCGATGTTATGCTTCCTGTAAAATCAAAACCACCTGAATACTCTCCATACTGACTGTTCGTACCGCTAGCACTTAAAATATCAGTACCACTAAATACATCTGTTTTTCCGTCTCTTCCTGTAATGTGCATATAAATGGAGTCCTGAGCATCAGGTTTGTAAACTTTTATTTCGTAATTAGTTCTGCCTCCATGAGTAAAGTTAAGATCAGATATATCGACTGTGTTAATAAAAGTCGTACCCATGTTTGATACACCCATATTAGACGTTGAATTACCTCCGCCAGTTATCATAGCACATTTATCAGTACCTAGTTGACCACAAGTAGAACCAGATGGCATTGTTGCAGGCCCTTGTCCGCCCCAGTCAATATCAAGACTGCCAGCCTTGTTATTATTTACATATCCATTATCAACATCCAAAATATCGCCAGAACTTTCATTTGTAACTGTAGTAGTGGTGGTTGTAGTGGTTGTTTCAGTGGTTGTTAAAATACCATCGGCTTGAAACTCGATAGTCTCAATGCTTGTCTCTTCAATGATTTGCTCAATAGTAGGTGTACATAAACCTAAAGTATCAGTATCGCAATCTACAGCTTTGCTAGAAAATGATAGGCAAGCCAATATACATAGCCATACCCACAATGACAAACTTTTCAAAATCATTTAAATCTCTTACAGTGTGATTAGTTTTTTCTTCTTCTGCTTTTACTTCTTGCATTTTAGCAAAAACAACACTTCCCTCTGGAATCATATCCATGTTATCAAGCCACCCTTGTTTTGCCTCTTCACCAATAGCCCCCATGTAAGGGCAAGGAGTTCCAGCCATAATCATGGCATCGAAAGTACGACTGTCCTGACACAAGACAGAAATTGCAGAAACTTTCATGCCCATAGCATATAATGATCTCGATAATTTTAATCTCTCACAGTTAGTATCTGTGACTGTCATACCAGAACTAATACCAAGTATTTGAGTTTGTACCGCTCCCGCTACTGCTGTCTTACAAACGTCAGAATTATTTACAACAACACTTGGGGAGTTTGCTGTAGGTGGGGTGTTATTTGTTACCACTGTTGATGAAACTGTATTCGTCTCAGCAAGTGCTGAGTTCATCATACTATTAAGAAAAAATATTATTATAAGGGCTAGTATCGTGCCTATTATAAAAGGCTTCATCATCTTGCAGTAACTGGAATTCCTTTAGAAGATACAAATGGGTGTTCTGCAAATGCCCAGTAGATGTAATCTTCTGTATTTGCATTTGTAACAGTAATTGAACCTCTATTTTTAAATCCATTAGATAAAAAATCTAAATCTCCTGATGTGTCAAATTCAATATTATTATTACTTGCCTCTATTGCTATATCAACTTCATTTCCATTAGTTTCAGCTCGTGCAACATCATATATATACCAATGATCTGTTCCATTTGTTCTTTTAATCATAACATAAGCGGGCTTAAACCCTAGATAAACAAATGTTCCATCTGCATTACCATTACCTTTGTAGCTTCCAAACTTACTGTAACCTTTGATTGATGTAAAACAATAGGCTACATAAGTTTGTGAATTTTGATTTACTTTTGGTTCTCCGCCAGAACCATCAACAGTAAAAACTGTACTTGTAGGTGCTGTATCGTTCCAAAAAACACTGTTATCTTGAGCAGCACCATCTTCATCTAATTTTATCATGTCTGTTTGAAAGTCACTTGCAATACCTCGATGTTGCATTGTCCAACTATCTCCTACACTTCTACCTTTAACAAGAACGACATCAGGATCGACTCCTAATCCATGACCGATTGTTGCTCCAGCAGAGCCATTTCCAGTATATGTAACAATAGAAAATCCTGCTGTTGTATTAGCTTGCACTGTAGAAGTAATTGTACCATTACTGTTACTTGCTGTAGTTCCACCATTTACTTTCCACTGCCAAGCTACATAGGTCGTACTACTACCATTAAAATTACCATCTGTTGTATCTAAATCAAAACCATCTGTTTCAAAAGTTACTTGTGCTGTACTATCACTATCTTCAGCATCAGCACTGTTTACTTTTAATCTTTTATTAGATGTTCTGTTACTATCAAATACAACGTGATTGTCTGAAGAATCTCTTGGTTTGATCCATAACCAATCTGGTTTGAAATTACCTGAATTTGCATCATTTGTTATTGAATGACCACTAGAACCATTTCCTGTGTATGTCTGTATATGAAAATATTCTGATCCATCATCTATGTTTGTATAAGCCATTATCCGTACTCCGCTAAGTTTTTAGTACATAATGCAAAATAACCACTAGGCACTGCATATTCAAAGTTTCCAAAACCCTCTGCATCACTGTTTCCTGATGAAATTGAAAAGGCTGGATTTCCAAAGTTTGCAAAATATCCATCATTTGCGTAACTATTCAATGTAAAAACATATTCATCTAAATTAAGCACATAACCATTTGTACCTGATGGGTCGGCAGAATTTTGATAAGTTCCATTTTTATGAAAATAAACTCTTTTATTATCCATATCTAAAGCAATACCTAAAATATCTCCATCTGTCCAACTTGATTCAGTATCATTAGGTACTGAAGAACCTTGTCTTATACCTCCATTATCTCTCCAACCCACTTCGCCTGTTCTGCTGCCTAAATCTTGTCCTGAGCTTGAAGTAGAATCTCTATCTGGAGGAACGACACCTATAAAAGCATCTGTGTCTCCACTTGTAAAATGTTTACATTCAAAATACCATTTTCCACTTGATACAGGTATTGTAGCCATGAAGACTCTACCAAATGAACTGTTGATAGAAACTTTTGTATTTCCCTCAGAATATGTTGCTGCTGTGTTTCTTTCTATTCTTAAAGGGTTAAGTGTTGCAAAATTATTTGTACAAGTATCTGTTGTAATATCTGTTGAGGCTACTAAATTAGTTGGCGTAAAATGATTATCGTTGCCTGATGTATCAGCACCCATACCACTAGAATCTGCACTTGTTCCACTTTGTTTAAACTCGAGAAATGCACCATTAGTTCCATAACTTCCTGAATATTCTATAGGAATCCAAACTCCATTATCATCAAACTCTCCAAATGATGTGGGTAATAATTGTTGACCATCAATTATATTAAATTCACACATATAACCATCATAAGGTAGACTACTACTTTTTTGTCTATTACATATTTGATGAACTTTGCCACTTTCATTAACTGGAGTATTTTGATTGAGTGTGATAGCATTATTTGTTGTAAAACTCGTTTCTTGAACGCCATTAACATAAATTTTTATTCTATCATCAGCAGTGCTATCCGTAGAATCAACAGCAACAACTATATGATACCAAGCTGATACATCTCTGAATAATCTATTTGTTTGTCTATATGATGTTGCACCACCACCTATAAATAACTTATCAGATGAATTTATACTGCAAGTAAAAGAACCAGAGTCAGTTGACGTTGAAGTTCCTACATCAAAAAAAATGTGTGTTGCACCTACAGTGGTTCTTTTTGTCCAAAAAGATATAGTAAATTTTTGTCTATCTCCACCACTAGCATTAGTTCTTGTTAATTTTGGGGTACTTGAATCATCAAACCGAATAGAATTACTTACTTGATAACTCTCATCTACTAATTGGTTTGCACCTAAAGCAAAAGGCATTTAGTCGTCCTTTGTTGGAAATTCACCTAATGGTCTTGTTGTAACTCCGTCTGTTGTAGTATAAGTAAACAAAGCTGCAAGTTCATCTACATTTGAAACTGCATCTATTTGATCTTGCATAGAATTACATTTAGTTCTAACACTTTCTCTCCAAGTTTTCCAACCAGTGTCTATTGTACCTCCTGTTTCAGTCGCCTTTACTACTCTCCAATCACTAGGTTGTAATATTCCAGCACATTGTTGATTTATCATTTCTTTTTTAATTGTTTTTAATCCTTTAATAACAACAACAGGGTCTAGTTCAACACCATCTTCATCTTTTGCGTTAGCATCTTCAATAGCTTTTGCTGTAGCAGTTCCATAAGAACCTGTTACTTTACCGCTAGAAAAAGCATAAGTAATATTAGTATTGATATACCACTCTTCATCTTTTTTGTTAGTGTTGTCTATTTCTACTGTATAAATACCTATTGCGTTTCTTTCTTCCTCTGACCACAAAGTATATATTGAAGCTGGATATTGTATATCATCTATAGTTATTCCTTTGTTGCCTCTTGGCATTTGTGTTATTTTATTATCTTCTACTAATGCAAACATATCATGATAAAGTTAAGTTAAGGTTTCTTCCAACTTCTAAAAATTTAGATCCATTGTATCTAAATACAAATAAATCTCCCTTTGAAGCAGTTGTTGTTAATGTTGGCGCTGTATCGTCTTTAAACTCATATACAGCATTAAATGATAGTGTTCTTGATCCAGTGCCATCTTGAATAACTAACAAAGAAACAAACTGACCAGCGACACCATTACTACCAGCACCAAGCGCTCTATTACCACCAAGAGTTACTTTTGCAACTGGATTTGCTTGAACGTCCCAAGAAACAGTAGAAGCATCAGTTAAAGTTGCTTCAGGAAAATATGCTGCATCATTAAATTTTACCTTTCCTGTTCCATTATTGGTAAATTCAATATCACCATTAGCTCCGTCTACGATTGTAATATCTGATGAATTAGTCCCAGAGTTTGTATTAAGAACTAAATCTTGTGTGCTGTTACTTGTTAGGGTAGCTGCAGCTGACCCTGTGCCTATAACAATATTTCCTGTTCCTTTTGGTAAAATTTTGAAACTAACATTTGTTTCTCCACTGGCACCTATAGATGGTGCATTACCAGTAGCTGCGTTTGTTATCTCTAATTCATTTACAGCCGATGCAGTTTTTTGAAATATTAATTGTTCATTCCCATCATCATCTGCAATAAAGTGAGCATCATCTATTTTAATATTAAAACTGTTTGTATCTAAATCACCTCCTAATTGTGGTGAAGTATCTGTAACGATATTTATTCCTGTAACAACACTATCTAAAAAATTTATTGTGTTTGCTGAGGTATCTATAGTAGCAACCGATATGTCATCGCTACCATCAAAAAATTTTATTTCTAAACTGTTAGACCCTGAGTTGGTCGTATCAAGCCACATGGTGCCTGTAGTCGCAGAACTAGGTCTAGATGTACCTGAGTGCATAGAATTTAATGCACCTAAGATGTTATTTAACTCGGTACGAAAAGCCGAAAAACCCTGATTTGAGAGAGTGACATCTGAAACTTGACTCATGTTTTCTATTTACCTCATTTTGATTAACTTTTCAAACCATGACCTAAAGCCACAAAATCGAAAGTCCTGTTTATATTACTACCACTATTATTTGTAAATACAATATCAAATCCATTTATTGTTTTATTTGAAATAGAAAAAGTATCACCAGTAGCCATGTTTTGTGCTGCGATTCCTATAGCTGGAACTGCAAAAAATGAATTATTAAAAGTAATAGATTTTGTTCCTGTGCCAGATGCAATATCTTCGCCTGTCTCTTCTCTTTTTTGCATTTTTAAATCTATTGCAATCCCAGAAACAAATGCTCTCGTTTTATTATTTTTATTAGCCAGTCTAAGTCTGAATTTAAAATATCTTCCCTTAAATGATGTAGAAGTGTTCATTGGTTGAAAACTTGTTGCATCTGCAAGAGAAGTTGTTGAAGTAGCTATTTGTAATTGTGCTGTTGCATTTGTTGGGTCATTACCATCAAATGGGGCTGGGGCATCATCAAATAGTGATGCACCTCTACCATCATCAAATAAATCGTAAGGGTCTTCAATTTGATCTATGGTGATATGTTTTATAAAAGATGCGTCATAAACATCTGAAAGAGTCAATGTCTGTGCCAATGTATAAAAACCCTCATTATCTATATTTTTTGTTGAATTAGTTGGATTCGATGTCGAATCAGTGCCACCTAAATCAAAATTACCTTGTGCAGAATCAAAATTTCCAACAGTTGAGTCAAAATCTGTCACTGTGTCTAATACAATAGAATTAGTACCAGAACTATCAGTCAACGCTGTATCTTCATCAAAAGTTCCAGCTGTAATATCCTCTGTAAGTGTTTGTATATCTTTAAAATTACTGGTTGCTGCTGCAATATTTGAATAAATAATTGTTTCATTGTTTGATTCGTTTCCTAATTTATCTACAGCTTTGATACAAAATGCACCATCTCTTACATTGGTTGTAATACTTGTTCCTGATGTTCTAGGCACTTGCAACCAATTTACCGATTTATTCCATTGAGCATTGTTGGTAACATTCTGATAACGTATTTCATAAAATGAAATATCAAGGTCAGTATTTGCATCCCAGTTAAGTTGCATTTGAGAACTACCTAACATATTGACACTAAAATTAGTTACATCTGCTGGCGGTTCTGTTGCGCCAACAATTTTTCTAGTTGCAGATACAAATGTTGATTTTGAGCCGATAGTGTTAACAGCTCTTACCCTGACTTGGTATGTAGCTTTATCAATGACGTTTAAATGTTGATAACTTAATATCTTTCCTGTTGCAATTTCTTTGAATGTATCTGTAACAGCATTTCCATCAACGTCTAAAGTTTGTTTTATTTGAACTTCGTAATTATCAACAAATTTGTCTGGTGATACACCTACTGTTATTAACAATCTTGTTATTACAATACCCTCTGAGTATTCAATTAATTCGTCTGACAAAGTTACTGAGGCAGGCGGTTGAACACTAAAAGGGTTAGGTAAAGTGGTATCAGGTATTGTAGATGGAGCTACTTGTGTACCAAAAGCATAATAACTATCTTGATGTTCTGAACATTGTAAAGTAACTGTGTGATCTACGTTCAAAGTCATACCTTGCACACGAAAAGGTTTTGAAGAAAAACTTGGTGTTGCGTGAGTCACGTTGACAATATCACCTATAATTAAATCTAGAGCAGTTGCATCTGCTTTTATATTTATGTCTAAACTTGTACGAGAACGTCTTAAAATTATTTCTGCCATTTCCTGAGCTTGATGAGGATTTGTTAACATTGAAAAATCAAAACGACCCTCTAATAACAACCCCCCGTCTGCTGTTTTCATGGTTGCGTGTTGGTCTGCTGATGCAAGTCCTGTTTCATCAACAGGGGGAAACTGTGCAGTATCTGATTGATAATTTTTATCAGGATTTATAAAATTAACTATAACTCTATTATAACGAGAATTTTTGTTTTTGCTGCTTATTTGAATACCACCTAAAATATTATCTTCTGTAAGAGTAATAGCAGCTGAACCAGAACCCTCTACTAATATTTTATATTTACCAGCACTAAAATTTAAAAACGATCTAGAACCCCTAATAAAATCTTTTACAATATCAATAGCTTTTTTTGATGTATCAACGACTGTATGACTATCCATCAAATCAATGGTACTTGCGCCAGTAAAAGGTGTAATATCAGTATCACAAACATCACCAGCAGTTTGCCAATCTGCAAAATCTGAATCAAAATAACTGTTTGATATTCCCATACCAAATCTATCATTACGCATATAATCTAATAGTTGATAAATTGGATTGTCAGAATATTCCCATGTACTTGATGTATCTGCTCTGTGTGATCCAGAGCCACCAGTAACAGTGCTATCTAAGTTAGGGTTATAAACTTTTTTTCCTTGTACAATAGCATTTACAGTAGGCAAAGAACCGAAAGCATCTGGATTCCATTCAAATTTTAATGATATGTATGCAAGTCCTCTAAGACGATGATTTGATGTCCATGATGATAATGTTGATAATAAACTACAAGCAGATTGTGAATCACTACCATAATGAGGTCTGATAGTTATAAGACTTCTAGCACTTGAATCTGCATCAGGCGCTTTAAAAAAGTTTGCATCTGAACTATCAACAGACCTTTCTGTATCATCAGCTATGTCTCCATCAAATGTTACTAAATTATCATTTACAAATATTGATGTAATATCATTTATTTCACCCTCAGATACAACAATAGCCATATATAAAAATTCATTGTCTGTTCCAGATGTTTCTAAAAAAACAACATTTCCACCGACTTTTCTTGTTCCATAAACAACGGGTATGTGTGCATTTGCACTAAATTTATTTACTAATACACCTTTTGCTATTTGATCTGAATTGTTGTCTCCAAAATCAGGAATTTCAGGAATTGGATTTAACCAACCAATAACATCTTCTACAATATCAACAATTACGTCAACGACATCTTCGACAAAATCAATTATATCTTCAACGGGATTCCAACCACCCATTACATTAATCTCCAGTTACTACCCATGTTTTCAAAACCTAATCTTTCAAAAACTGGGTCTATGTCTAATTTAGATGTTATTGATAAAACAATAGGGTTGTTATCTGCAACTTTTTTAATCATATCAATTAACTGTTTTACTAATTTATAATTACGAAATTTTTGTTGTATATAAATCATTTGAATAATCATAATTTTTGATTTGCTAAACCAATATTCAGATTTGTTGAATATACAACAACCGACAATTTTATCTCTATCTAAATCTTTTATACAAATAATTTTACCAACTTTTAAAAAGTTATTTAGATATTTATTTAATTTAACTGTGTCTACTTCTGGAAACTTTAAATCAGTTAAATCTTTTTCTTTATAATTTTTTAGTAAATCGTGTAATTCTGATATATCTTTTTTTTCTGCTTGATACAAATGAACACTTGTCATATTCTTCCCCATTTAATGTCTCTTACAGTCAAAGCTGCAAACTCCATACCTTTGTCTGAACTAAAAAATCTTTGTTGAGAATTATCTGTTGTTGTTCTTCCACTTGTCTTGCTAAAGTTTCCCCAATGAGACGTAACTGTTAAAATTAAATTAGCAGTTGAGGTATTGTCACTTATTTTATATTCATCTATAGTTCCGTAAAATAACAAAAATGGGTCACTAATTAAAGCATTGTTATTATCTAAATAACCTCTGTATATAAAAACATTATCGTTAATAATATTTTCACTAAGAGCTACAGATACATAAGTTTGATCTACTGCTGATAAACTTAACGATAGAGAGTTTTTAGTAGGTTTATTTGTTTCACTGACACCCGTTATACTTCTAAGATGACCATTTGATAAGTAAGTTCTTGATGTTCCTGATATACTTGATGTTAAATCAAAACTAGCATTTGTTAAATATATTGGAGTTGAAAAACCTATCTCTACTAAAACAACGGGGTCAATAATTCCTGTTGCTAATTGTGTTTTTACCGAACTGGATAAACCTCTTGCCATTATAAACTTTCAATAACATCAAACTCAAAATTAAAAAGTAAATTACCATCTTTATCGTTAGAATTGGTTTTAAACTCTTGTGTATCACTTGTTAAATGAACTGTTACAGGAATAGACGTATAAGTAACAGAGCTATTATCAGCTAAAGCAGTCCTTAAAGGTGGTTCAATAGTTACTGTTGCTGCATTACTTGATGATGTTACGTCTGAAACTATCATATATACTTTATCATGTGCAAATTTTATTAAATCACCAGCTTTTAATCGACCAGAACCATCACTAGCAAAAGCATCAATAGCTATAGTTGTGTCTCCAGCAGAATGCGACCCGTTCACCAATAAAGTTCCTGTTTCATTACCCTGACTATCAAATGTAGTCGGTAGAGTAATAGTAAAACTTTCTTTTTGACTTCTTTGTTTTACTATAAAAGCCATGATCGGGGCGAAATCTGCTCGGTTCATAGGAGGATATGAAACTGTAAAACTAAACCTTTGTCCCTGAATTTGTCTCCTAAATGTTTTTCCACTATCAGTTTCACTAAATAAAGTTTTTTGATTTGATTTAAAATTGATTGCATTAAATTCTGTGTTAGGTAAAGTTCCACTCATACTATTGCCATTTTACCCTTTTCATTTACTGCACTGTTAATAATACCGACTATTGTACCTCTACTATTAACTAATAATTCATTAAACCCTCTAGCATCAACAGTATTTATATTGAAGTTTACTGTTACTGGTTGTCCACCACCAAGTTGATGATTTGGAATTACATTTGATGGTTTGTCAGGTACTATTAACTCTGGGCCAGCCTCTCCAACTAAAAATGGCTGTCCTTGATTCATTCTACCACCAAGTCGTCTGCCTTGATATTTTTGTGATGCTATTGTTGCTATCTGGGCCGCACCTAAACCCGCTATTAAAGCAGCAATTGGAATACCAAATGGCCCCATCCCTAAGGCTCTTGTGACACCTCTTGCAGTATTAACAACTGCATCTGCAATCGCTAAGGCTTTATTTACTTGGAATGCTTTTTTATTTGTTTTTGCTAGTTCACCTAAAAGTTCACGACCACTAGCTTTCATCAAGTCCATTCTTTCTTTATTACTTAATTTATCAAGTTCAAACATATTAAAATTTCTGTTTTTTATTTCTTCAATATTTTTCTTTAATCTGTCCTCTCTAATTCTTGCTTCTTCATCCACAGATTCTTTTACTAATCTTAATCTTTCTTTTATTCCCTCAAGTTTAATTTTCATTTCTAACGAATTTAAATCTTTTAAATGTTTTTCGAGAATACGCATTTCAAGTTCTCTATCAGAACCTTGATCTATTCTAAGTTGAGTCATAGCCGAGAGTTTTTGTCTTTGGTCTTCAACTAAAGCTAACTCTTTTTCTTGTTTATCTTCTAATAATTCTAATTCTGATTTGAATTGTTCTTTAAGTTTGTCAATGTTTTTTGCATTTGCCTCTATTGATTTTTGTGTTTCTTTATGAATATCAAAAATAGGCATATCTTTTATGATTACATTTTCTAAAGCGTTCCCTGTATCATTGATAGCTTGTTCGAAATCTTCCATTGATTCAATATTCTTTTTTACTTCACCATCAATAACTCCTAAAAATCTTAAAAAATCTCCAAACTTTTTAACAACAAATGCAACGGATTGACCAACCTTTTCAAATGCAAAATTTACAGCACTCAATAAAAAAGATGTTAATTTTCCAAGTAATGCTATCAATGGTTCTATAAATTGTATTGTGGCGGCTAGATTATTTGTAAATCTAGTAACTTCTGGCGACACTTCTTGTCCGAATGCATCTTTTAAATTATCTAATGCTATACCAAAGTTTGAGAATGATACCGATAAGTTATCTAATTTTTCTTCTGTAGCACCAGCAAACTCTTCTCCTAATCCTTTTTCTAATGCTTTGAGTATTTTTCTAGCACCCTCTGTTGTTTGTCCAAACTTAGATATTTCTAAACGTGTTATACCTAATTGTTTTTCTAATATTCTAAATACTGGGATACCACGATCTGCTATTTGATTAAGTTCTTCTAAGCCTAGACCACCTTGAACACCTCTACTAAACACTCTAGTCATAGCTTCAAGGACACCAATCTGATCGGTTGTTACTGCTGCAGTGTCAGTAAATACTCTTAAAAGTTTTTCTGTTGGTTCTATACCACTTGCTTTTAATGTAATGAATGATCGTGATAAGTCTTGGACAGAAAACTGAGTTCTTGTTGCAAAATCAGAAATAAAATCGAATGCTTGTTTGCCTGCTTCTGCTGAGCCTGTAACTGATTTTAATGAGTCTCTTAAATCCTCAAACTCTGCTGTAACTCTTAATACTTCTCTTACAACTAAAGCACCTCCAATAGCTGCTAGAGCTGCTTTTAATTTACCAGCAGAACTTTTAACTTTATCTAAATTACCTTGAACATTTTTAAGGGCTTGTTTGGATTTATCCTTTGCAATTATATCTATATTTACTTTTTTAGTTGCCATTATCTAAATCTTACATTTTGTTTTTTTTGTTCGTTTTCAATTTCTTCTCTTTGTTGTTCAAAGTATGCAATCCACATATTAAACTCAAAGACACTCATTTGCAATATTTCTGGAATGGTTTTGTGTAATCTTTCTGCAACAGCGATTACATTATAGACTTCAGGATTTTTTAGTTTTTTTTTGCGTCCTCGTAGTCAGAACCCAAAATCTGATTCGAGACTCTGGCAATAATATCTGTATCTGCCTTTTTTTTGAAACTAAGTATATGTGAAGCATTAAACATTTTGTTGTGATCTTTGTCTAACGCCTTTTCAATTATGACATCAATAAGTATATTTAGGTCTCCAGTATTAGCTCCTTTAAATAATTTGGATTTCTCCATCATATTAAAAGGTTTAGCATGGATAGCTTTATCACCCACAAGTCCCCACTCAGGAACTTCTATAATTTTTATTTCTGTTTCTTCAAAATGACTTCGTATTCCGTCAAAATAGTCGGTTTTATTATCGTCAGGCATAAATTAAATTATACTGTGCCGATAGTTAAGCCGCCGTTACCTTGTAAAGATACTGTTCTTGTTGTCACTCCATCTAAAGTTACACCAACACTCATTCCAGTTACGATCCCTGTTCCTGATAATTTTTGTTCTCCTGAACCTGAACCCTCTGGCATGAACTCTAAACTTACACTTGCGCCTTGTGTCAAAGTACCTTGTGCAGTATCGTCATCGTCAAAATTCATATCAATAGAGGCTGTAAATGTTCCTCTACCAACAACATAAGATTTCATTGAACTTCCTAATGCTGTGTCTTCTACGATATCGTGTGTTGTATCTATAGTGAATCCAGTTGCTTGACCGATATTAGTTCCGCCAATATGAACAACTGCGTCTTTACCATGATGAGTAGCCATAATTTATTACTCCTTTTCTTTCTTAGATTCTTTTATAACTTTTTGAGTTTCTTTTTCAACTGATATTTTTTTATTTTTACCCTCAACAGTGAAACCCTGTTTTTCATAATACTCTTTAAAGTCAGGCGATATTTTTATTTTATTATCTCCCTTAACCATTACTATATCCATCGTCATTATGCAGTCCCCCTTGTAAATTCATACATTACACGCACAGTTATTCTCACACCACCATAAGGATATATAGTACCCTCGTCTGAAGCTGCTTCAATAATTTGTGTATCCAACGCATTTCCATTTCTTGTTATATCATTATCAAGTGTTTCTTCAACTACTTCAATAATCTGGTTTCTTACTGTATCAATATTTGTGTCTGTTCCTTTACCAAAAGCAACTATAAGAAAATCTATTGTACCCATATATTTACCTGAGCCTGTTGTGCCTATGGCAGATGGTTCTCTAGTTTCGTCACCAGCTTGAATAAATGCAGCTGGAAATTGTGCATCAGCTAATTCTTCAACCTCAAATGGCTCTCTCGTCAATTTTTTAAACTCAATAGGGCTTGTCACTGCATCAAGTTTTGTAATTATATCTGCTGCTATATTTTCTCTTTTGCTCATATTCCTAATTGTTTGAAATAAAAATTACTAAACTCTTTAATTATTTTTGGTTCTTCTTTTATACCAATAGCAAAAAATGGTCTTTTAACTTTTCTTTTACCAACACCAAATGTATCGTGAAAACTGGCTATTTTTTCTCTTTCTTTATTTGCAAACATTAAAGTATTTTTAAAACCTCTTTTTCTAAAATCTAAAGACCTAAACATCTTACCAGTATCAGTCAAATCTACAAACCCTGTTTGTCTACCTCTTTTTTTTCTATCTGTTTTAGTTGATTTTGCATAAGGCAACATCTTACCCCCGTCTGGTAATCGACCTTTTTGGGTTCTTTTGGTAATCATTAAGATAGCCATATTAGAAACTCTGTTGAGAGACTTTTGTATTGCTTTTCTTTGTTTTCTACCGATTCGTTTTAAAAGTTTTTTTACTTCAATGTCATTGACATTAATTTTAATGTCAGCAACCATTATCTAACTAATCTTAATGAATGTAGAGGCTCTTTTTCACTATCAGATACAGTACCCCCGCCGTCCTCATCGTATTCTACCCCGTCCCTCAATATAGCTTGGAACTCTTCATCGTATCTGTCCCTGTAAAAATCTATTTGTACTTGGAAAGTATCTTTGCCCTCGCCAGTGTCTGGGTCTCTCCATTTAGTAAGTTGGGGATAAATATATTTCCACAGTGCAATATAAACAACTGATAACTCCCATTGTGATTTTGTAAGTTTACTGTTTTCCATTTCAACAGATGTAACTTTTGTAATATCTTTGTATCTAACTTGGTGTCTGTATCTTTCCCACCATTCTTCTCGGATTCGTCTTAATACATCGTTTTCAGCAAATTGTATTTGATCGACAAAAGTAGTAATTCCAAACCCTAAAATGTCTGGTTGTATCTTTTGCAAATGTGTATTTTGCACATTAAATACTGTCGATGACATTATTTTTTAGTTTTCTTTTTTTTTGCAACTTTCTTAACTGATTTAGATACTTCTTTAGCTGGTTTAGAAACTGGCTTGGCAACTTTTTTGTCATCGTGTAGTTTCCAACCTCTTCTAGTTAGAGCATCTATATTGTTTTGGTAGTCGTCTTTAAGTCTTTCGATTACTTTACCATTATCATTAATAAGTTTTACAGTTTCTATAGTCATAATTTTTTATATCAAAATAGGGGTGGCTTGACCACCCCTAGTTATAAGTTTTAGTTGATTACTGATTCGTTTAGCATTTCAATGCCATATGAGTCGTGTAACTCACCTACCCCATATACAGCTGTCGCTACAATTTCGTCAGCTCGCAAAGAGGCATCCCTTTGGCTCTCAATTTTTAGGTCTTGCATCATCGCTAGTCCTAAAGCGTCTTGTGAGAATATTCCACCTTTACAGTTATCTGTATCAGTAGTGCCATCAACATTTGAAGATTCAAATATTTGAACACCAGCAATAGTACCTATAAAGCCTGTTCTCATAGCCTCGTTCTGTAAGTCTCCAGCATTAGGATTTACGAAAGTATTTGTTAAAGATTTTTTAACATTGTAAATTACCTTAGGGTTGAATACTCCATAGTAAGGCATAGGAACATTTGCTTGTCTTAATGTTGCTACTGCTTTGAAAATATTATCTATAGTCAATTCAGTACCAGCACCTCCGATACTTGTTGAGAAACCATCAAACAATGCAATCAAATCTGTGTCGATTTTTTTAGCTATTGCCTCACCAAATAATCTACCAATATCTGCTGCAACATTTCTTGATGCAGAATTTCTGGCTAAATCCGTTAGCGTGGTCATGATTCCTTTTTCACTAGCTGTTATAGTTACACTCGATGGATTCACCGCAGTGTTCGAAAGGTCAGTTGCTTCATTCACGTTTGCCGCTGATACTGTAGAATAAATCGGTACTTCTACTGATTTACCACCGCCAGCGATAGTGTAGTTTCTGACAAGACCTCTCATAATGCTTTGCTCTTGTGCTACAAACAAAGCTTCTGCAACGATCTCGGTATATAGTTCCGATATCGTGCTACTTGTCGTTTCATCGGCCATTTTTTACTCCTTTAATGGTTATGTTTTATTTTGAATAACAGTTGGTTTAGAATTTCGATCTTGCCTATATTTAGCATATCTCTCTCTATCTTCCTTATTATTCATGTTTAAATCACTCAGATTGAAAGGTTTACTGAGTTCTGACCTATCCACATTTGACACTGAGCCACTGCCACTTGGTGTTGCAGCAACAAAGTGAGGGTTTGTGTTCAAAAACTCTTCAACTAACTCGTCAGTAGTAAAAAGTTCACCCTTACTGTTATATCTAGCTATACCATTTTTATCAAGAATTTCAACATTACCTGATTCGTTTATTTTAATATTTTTATTTAACAACTCTACAACTTGATCTGGGTTAATAGCTTTGTTTCTTGATGCTGATGATAGTAAGGCTTTATTAACTTTAATGTCTCTAAGTTCATTTTCTAATGTATTTATTTTTTTTGCAGACTCATCAGATTTTTCTTTAAGGATTTTTTCAAACTCACCTTTCTGAATTTTAGTTTTTTCCTCTGCCTCTTTTTGTAACTTGACAGCATTAATAGCTGTATCTAAATCCTCAACACCTAATTTATTATACATTGATGCTCTGTCTTTAGCTAATCGTGATTTTACGATTTCGTTTACTTGTTCCTCAGAAAATTTATTTACTGGGGTCTCTTTTGTTTC